CAAGAATCTTCGCGATTTCAATGTCCGCGTCGCCGTCGACCGGGAGCGTCTTGACCGACGGCTTGTTCTGCTTCGCATCGTTGATGATCTGGAGATTGTGCTGACGTGTCTTGTTGATCGTCAGACATGGCCGCTGATCGCCTTCGCGTGCATTGCGGATCTGATCGGGCCATTGCCAGCCGTTGTCGGCGTCGCCATTGGCAAACTTCAGGTCTTCGACGAAGCGCTTGCGGAAATCGCTTTCCGCTTCCTCGCATCGCGCGAAACGCTCTTTCGCCTCGGCGACAATCTTCGCTTTGGGGTCTTCTTTCGGCTTCCTAGCCATATTAATCCTGTTGACTGTCGTTCCTGCCAGTGGCAATCTGACGATCTAACTAAGAGGCATCTAATGGACGCAAAAACACTTCCGCTGCCTGATGGCGGCAGCTTTCACGCCCAATACATAGACGACATGCGCGAGATTGGGGACTACCATATCGAGCGCGACGAATGGGTCGGCTCGTGGCATACCGTCATTAACGGTAAGCAATACTTTGCGACGCACCGGGAACCAGTCGCATACGGAACACTGGAAGACTTCCTTGCCCGAACACGCGGCGCCGCTCATGACGCCCTATTGGCAATAGAGAACTCCTAGCCCATCCAGCCGCCGTTACCAACAACGGTGCGGCGGACTACAGGTTTAGAGGGTTTCGGAGCCTTGCCAGCGCGTCGTGCGCCCTCACAGGCGTACCGCAGCGCGTCGATGACGTGGTTGTCCTTGTCTTCGAGAATCGGCAGGATGGCGCCCGTCAACGGGTCTTCCTTGTACTTGTAGAGCGAGAGTTCATCGATCAGATGCTTGCAGCGCGGATGAACAATGATGTCGAACGACTTCAGGAATTCAACGCCCTCTTCCAGCGACTTCGCGCCCTTGATTGCCGGCCGAATCTTCGGAAAGCCGTTCTTCTGCATGTGGCTGATCGTTTCCGGCCGCGCAGAGTCAGCCGTGATCGGCCACTTCTCAGCGTCGGGAACGCTCATGAACAGTTCCGGCAAGTTCACGATCTCGCAGCCGACCATGTACGCTTCATAATCCACGTACAGCAGGTTGCCTTCGATATCGCATCGAATCAGCACGGACGGATCGACCGAGAAGCCCCAGTCCGCACCCAATCGATGAATGGTGCCGCCCGGCCGTTCGAATTCCTCGATGCGCCAGTTCTTGAATACTCGCGCCTCGCTGTTCTGCTGGTACTTGCCAAGCCAGATATGCGCGTACTTGTCCGGGTCGCGGCGCTTGTCGTACTCCATTTCAATGCGCAGCTCATCAGGGAGCCACGGATTGTCCATGTAGTTCGCCTCGACGATGACCGAGCCAGGCGGCGGCTCAGCGCAACGAAGTAAGGCGTCGACCGGATCTGTTGCCGCGCTCGGATTCCACGAGAACCAGAGTTCCGATCCCGGCTTACGAATAGTCGGGCGCAACAGATCGAGCGAGCGTTGACTAAGCGACTGCGCTTCCTCGACCCACGCGATATCGAAGCCTTCCAGCGACTTGATCGTCTCCGCGGTATGGTTCTGCATACCCTGGAACATAATCAGCCCGCCGTGCGTCGACTTGATCTGTGCGTCCTGCACATCGAAGTAAGCGCCAGCGTTCAACGCCTCGATCTTGCCTTCGAGCAGTTTCTTAACCGATTGCTTGAGCGACTTCTGCACCTCACGAACACATACAGCGTCCGTCTTTTCCATCACCGAGCGCTCGATCAGCATTTCACCGAAGAAATGCGACTTGCCCGAGCCGCGGCCGCCGTGACCGCCCTTGTAGCGCGCAGGCTCAAGTAGCGGGACGAACACCCGCGGTGTTTGAATTTGGAGTATCGACAATTACGCGCTCGATCTTGGTAATGGCGATCGGGTCGCCGTCCTTGCCGGACATTTCAACCGCCTGCGTGGACTTGCCATATCCGCGGTCAAGCAGCTCTTTTGCCGCCGCGATGCGGGCCGAATCGTTCTCGCTCGTCGTCAAGATCGTGGCCAGCATTGCGATTGCCGTCTCCGTGTGGTTCTGTGCGAGCGCACGGATATCGGCCGTGATCTTGTTCGGCGTTCCTCTGACTCGGCCGCCGGTTTTCACACCTTTAGCCATGTGTCTATTTCCGTCTAAATCTATCTACTTTTGAGGGATGCCGGTGCTTTCCCGGCTGTCAGCACGCATCTACTGCACGGCGTGCCTGCGACATTCCCGCGTGTTAGGTGCGCGCTCACCGGCCCGTATGTGTTGCCGGGTTCCTGCCCTGACCAGGAGCGCGCGAAAGGGTTACCTGAATACGCTTCGGATAAAGCCGAACGCCAGAGCCGCGATCCAGAACCACAGAAATGCGCTGATTGCCGCGCCAATTAGCACGAATGGCCCAACGGCAAAGATCGTCAAAAAGGTTCCCATGTCTGCTCCAGTCGGTTGAGAAGATGCCGCAAGCGCGCGGGGATCGGTCTATGTGAGTGCGGCGCGCACTTCTGCATCACGGTAGTCATATCCGCGCATGATCGCATTGGCAAACCATGCCACCATGAGCGCCTCGTCGATGCGCACATTGCCGTCAATGACGATCTTCATGAACGCCTTCGCCCAATCGACAGCATCGAACGACTGCGAAAAGTCCTTTTCCTTCATGCGCGCTCCAATAGTTGAGAAGATGCCGCACCCGGCGCGCCCTAGAGTTCCCTTGCGGGCGGAGACAGGGACGCTTCCAACACCTGTGCGGCTGACACTGTTTGCCCACCTGTGCCTGGGGTGATGAATTAGTGCGCCACGCTTGCGCGAGCAATGATCTGTATCGCCGTCTCGATCAGCCCGGCGTATTCGTCCTCGTCGTATTGCATCGCGCGTTGCGACAGCATGGCGAAAGCGTCGTCTCCTACCTCTACGACGCCATCGTTAATCAGATGGCCGATCACAATTGCGAACGCATCAGCAACCGTGTCTAGGTCTTCGTGCGGCGCAAGTGTTCTCATGCCATCCTCTGTCCACGGAAGTACGCCTTGCCGTCATCCCGCACCGAGCAGAACTCTGGATGCAGCAACTCGCCATCACGCCACGTCAGCAGCGCAAAGCCGCTCTGCCAGTTCGCATTGCGGCCGGTCAGGTAATGAAATTCGTCTTGGCTTGGGTCGGCGAGCATGCCGGTTTCGATTCCGTAGCGTAGACGCCCAAAACCTCGAAATTGAACGGCTTGAAGACGGTGTGTGTGTCCGGTAATGACGTGGTATCCGGCACCCTTGACGACGTTGTTATAGGCTGCGTGCATCCCGTTTGCGACGGAATGGATGATGACTGTGTCGTCATTGACGTCGATCCTGTATGAGTCTTTCCACGCCGGCAGATGGTCAGCGAGCGCGAACCCTGCGATGCCTTCGTATTCCGGCGCAGAGTGAGCCAGGCGGCTGTCGAATCTCACGTCATGGTTTCCGATCGTGCGCAGCAGCTTCATACCGCGCGCAGCGGCCTCGATCTCGCCTAAGCGGTCCTGCACCACCTCTAGCTCGTCCTTGACGCTGCACGTCTTTTGCCAGCCAATACGGGCGTGTTTCGAGATACGTGCGCCGTCGAGCAGGTCGCCGTTCAGGATCACGGCCTTGATATCGCTCGCGTGCTCCGCGATCACATTGCAGAACGCCTTGTGCGCGGTCGTGACCAGCTTCGGCGAGTAGTGAGCGTCAGAGCCGACGACGATCGATCCGTTGCGAATCGCAAGCCGGTTCGTCAGCTTCTTTTCCGTCAGTGTCAGCACCACGTCTTGATGCTTCGCCGCCTTCATGCGATCGCGAAACGTCGTCTCTGCGATGCCGCTTGCCCGAGCTGCAGCCTTGATGCTGCCGTGCGTCTCAATGGCCTTCTGGTAATCGATCAAGCAGCCTCCAATGACTGAGCGCCAGCAATGCGATTCGTCGCGATGGCGAAGTAGCCCGGATCGCGCTCGATGCCGATGAACTTGCGGCCGGTGCGAGCTGCGGCAACGCCGGTAGTGCCCGATCCCATGCAGTTATCGAGCACCGTGTCGCCTTCGTTCGTGTACGTGCGAATCAGGTATTCGAACAGCGCGACCGGCTTCTGCGTGGGATGGACCTTGTTCTTGTCGCGAGGGAAGTCCAGCACGGTTAGCGGGTAACGCTCGCCGCTGCTTTCCGTCACGGCGCCAGATTGCGCACCGTAGTTCGCGCTTTTGGTCTTGCCTTGTGCGCACTTATACGGCTTGAACCCCGTTCGCATCTGAGGGTTGTACGTCGGCGACTCGCGATAGAAAACGAGCACGTTTTCATGGTCTTTCAGTGGCGCGCGCTTGGCGTTGAGAAACCCTGTCCCCGCCTCTTTGCGCCATATCCACTCGTACCGGAGCGCGGCGACGTTCGATGCGCCGAGCACCTTGTCGAAAGGCGCCTGCGCCGTCAGCACCACAGCAGCATTCGGCTTCGCGATCCGGTTGTAATGCGACCACAACTGCTCTAGCGGAATGACCGAATCCCACTTGTTACGGGTCGTGCCGTAGGGCAAATCGCACAAGATCAGATCAACCGACTTGTCGGCAATCGTCTGCATGACCTCCAGGCAATCGCCAAGTCGTAAGTCAACCATCAAGCATCGCCCCCGATACGTTTTAGTGCCGCCTCGCGATCAGCCTTCATCGCGCCAGCAATCAGTCGATGCTTCTCGCTCTCTACGCTGCCCAGTAGCGCCCCGTGCGCGTTCTCTTGATCCAGGCACAGCGCCATTTCTTCAGCGTCCTCCGCGAAGTCCATTGCGAGCATCGCAACAGCCAGCACGCCAAGCGCAGACAGCAGCAACACAAGCGCGACAACG